GTTTTACCTTGTCTTTTGAAAATGCAATACAAACTTCCTGTATTTTAGTAAAGTCATTAAAATCAAATTCGTTTAATATCCACTTTATAAACTCTAATTTATTTGCTACTAAAACATCAGCCATATTATTTTCATCTCCTTCTAACTTTTCAACTTCATTAAAGTAATTGTTTTCTATGTCTAAAAGGTCGTTCATAGTTCGTTTGACGTTCTTTTTAACTCTTTGCCTAAATATTCCAATAGAGGCAACCTCTTCTAAAAAATGAAGGTTTACAAATGAAGTTATAATTGCTCCACCTATTTTTTCTACTTGTTTGTCTGTTAATTTCATCTTTAAAATTTTAAAATTGTTTAGTTATTATTTGTTTATATTCCAGTAATAATCACAACCTCCAATTTGAAGATTAGAAGGAAAAATATATGATTGCCTGTATTTATTTGGTGTTGCTTTAAAACGGTAACAGGTTTCTTTAACTGCACACTCTTTACCTTCGCACATTGATATATCTGCCATTGTTTATTTAGTTTTTAATAATAAATTAGTGTACTTGAAGTCAATACTACTTAAAAGGTCGCATAATTCTTCAATCATAAGTGTTTTTTCGTTAGAGGTTGCAGCTTCAACTAAGTCATAAAGTTCTTGCGCCCTTTGGTTATAGTATTTCATCTTGTGAATAGTTTTATAATTATTGATAAAAACATTAATATAATGTAAACAATAAATCCAAAGGTAATAAAAACCATAAGAAAACTAACTGCGTATTCAAAAAACTTTATCATAATTATATAACTTTTACATTTCCGTTACTATAATGTTCGCATATTACTCCAGTTGGTAACGTTACAACTTTTATTGGCTTTAAATTATTTGCTTTTAATAAATCGATAAATTTTTTAATAATACCTTTCATCTTGTTTTGTTTTTAATTATTATTGTTATACAAATATAAAACCTTTTTTATTAATAAAAAAACTTATTAACACTTTTTTAGTAAAATTTAATATTTAATCAAAACAATGAAGTTTGATTTGAATTTAATATTTCAAAACTTTTTCTATTTAATAATATTTCATTTTCCCTTTTTTGGTTTAACTTAATGCAATCTCCCCATTTAGAAATTAAATACTTAATCGTTTTTTGTTCAAGTTCTGAATCCCTATAATCTACTGCTCCACCTTTGTTTGAATAATGTTTAAAACTATTAAGGTATTTTCCAAACCTTATGCAACCTCCAAGTTCTTTTATATGCTGCAAAGTATAATCATAATCTTCTTTTAATCTTAAATTATTGTCAAACCTTAAATCGTTTGGCTTTATTATAATAAAGTCACCGACTATGAATTTATTTAATTCTTTTTCTTTTAAAGAAAAAAAAGGATTGTTTGTTGGTGGAAAACCGGCAAAATAATATTTGCTTTTTTTAAAGTTTAAGATTAAATCTTGTAATACATCTACAACGGAAACGTAATTATATGTCCTTTTTCCACTAAAATCGTTTAACATTATCTTTTCTAAATCGTCACTTAATTGTATGCAAATTTTATTTAAAGAAAAACAATATTCAAGGCTTGCATTTCTGCTATCCATTAAACTACCGGAAATAATTACTTTTTTAGCACCATTTTTTAAATATAATTCTTTGTCTTTTTGGTCTTTTACAAAAAAAATAATTTTATTTGTACCAACCTTTTCAATAAAAGACTTTATATTTTCGTGTCTATTGTGGCTTATGCAGGTTATAATATAATCCATTTTAAAATAATTTTGTTTGCTTTGTTACTTTTTCAATACATAAGTATTCTGCTTGCTTTTTTGAAAGTAAAAAACCTTTTTCAGTTCCATTTTTTGTGGATGTAAACCCATTAAATAATCTTGGTGATTGTTCTTTGTAAAATTGAATTAATTGTTTTGTACTAAATATATAAAATTCTTCATTACAACCTATAACATAAAGCCAAGATTGCCCCTTACAAATACCACTACTATATTCAACATAACCGTAATCCCTTAAAACGCTAATAAATAAATTCCCAGTACGTTGAAACATTTGGTCATTTTTTATTTCAATACCTTGCCTATTTTCCCCTTTGTGTATTTGTTCATCATAGGTTGTGTAGTGGCTTAAATTTATTTTCTTATTATCAGAAAACCAATCCATAATATATGATTCAAATTGTAACCCTTTTTTTTGTTTTAATTCTATTGTATCCATTTTTGTTTTTATTATAAAGTTAAATATCCTGTTTTTTCTATTTTAGTTTTTTGTAGTTCATCTTTTGGGCTGCTGCATTTAATCATATTTTCTCGGTAATACATAACAAAACTAACCCTTAACCAATCATCGCTGCAATTTGTAAATTCAGTATTAGCGTGCCATTTATGTACATCAGCAAAAAGTATATCAGTATTATGTAAGTCAATAGCAACCCCAAATTCAGGCATAACAAAAAAACCACCATCATAATGACCCTCCCTATATACAATTAAATTACCAAAACCCTCACTAAAATCACCAGCATCTTGATGGCAGGCTGTTCTAAAGTTTTTGTTTACCGTTACAGTTGTAAAACTTGTTCCGTCAATTACATAATTTTTATTCGTTCCATCGGCAATCGCTTTCTGTTTAGCGTAATGAGTAGGGCAAAGTTCAGCATACTTTTTATCTATAAACTGAACAAACGGAACTCCTTTTTTAAATTTTTCAAAGTGGTTTCTTGCAAAAGCTGTTTTCCTACAATACTTTACCATCGCACCGCTATCCATATAACCAACAGAACCTGACTCAACCTTATTGCCGACAGTTATATTACTAACCGAACCGTCTTTTCTTATTCTTTTATGGCTGCTTCCACTTGCACTTCCTCGGCTTTCTGTTAATTCAATAGAACTTTCAAAGGCATCAACACCACTTTTTAAAATATCAAAAGGAATTGCATTTTTACGGAAACGAAATAAAAGGTTTCCAAAATTGTCATAAGCATCGCAGTCTTTAATTATCAACCTATTGTAATGTTTTTTAGTTAAAAATTTTGTTTTTAGCTTTGCAGCCTTTTCTTTACTTAAAACCCTTTTAACTATAATTTTTTCAATCATTATATTTTTCTTTTAAAACTTTTAATAATAAATCGCTAAGATTTCCTTTTTGTTGGTACTCTTGACCAAATTCTTTTTTTATACCTTTTTTACAAAGGGTTTTAAACTCTTTTAACTCTTGTCTACTAAAATATAGTATCGTAGTTGTTATTTCAACGTTTTCTATTGGGGAGTTATCAATACCCCAATCATCTTCAAATAGTTTCATATTTATTGTTTTATTAAAATTAAATCTAATTCATCAGCAACGTAATTTATATGTTTTTGAGTAGTCATACTCCAATAACCTAATTGAATTAAATCATTACCTACTATTGTAGCAACGTGAGTTTGATAACTATAAACTTTATTTGCTTCTACTTTTAAATTTTTTTTGTATTTTTTCATCTTGTTTGTTTTTAATTAATTAATACATTATTATTTTACCTGTAAATTTATTTTTTTTACCTATTATAGTATAATTACCATTAACGTTTTTTATCGGGTTAGTTATGTATTTCCAACTTGAAGATGTAATTTGGTAGGCTTTATTTTTTGATGCTTTATTCATAATGTTTGTTTTTGTTTTTAATTATACACCAAAGATAAAACCTTTTTTAGTTACAAACTAATTTATTAACACTTTTTTTTAATTTATTTTTAAAACAAAAAAAAAGATAGCTTTTAAACTACCTTTTAATTTTATCGTATTCGTATATTTTATTGTATAAATTCCATACTTCCTGAAACACTTTATCTCTTGTAAATACTTCTCCTTTTTGATAGTAGTTTACTTTATGCCCTAATTGATACCTAATTTTAAAACCGTCTTCTGCTGGAAAAGGAAATATAATGAAACCTTTTTTAAAACAATATCTTTGCGCTTCGTGGTTGCAGTTTTTTATAACTATCTTTTTTTTAATTTTCGGCATTCAAATCCTCTATTATAGTAATTAATTCTAAAGCCTTTAAAACTCCACCAGCTTCACAGGTTCTTTTTGCTTCCGTTAAATAAAGCCAATATTCGTAAACGTCATTTTTATCTTTACTTTGGAAATAGGAATCAATACAACTATTATAAGCAATATTTTGGATTTGTTTACATTGTTCTTTAAACATTATTTTTATAATTTAGGTCGTAAAATTCTTTATTGTCAATATATTTTTGGTAGTTTTCAGTCGCTATATTTAATTTATTATAGCCACTTTGTATAAACTCATCGTCAAATTGAATTACTTGAACCTCTAAGGTTTTTTTATCAACTACAACGTATCTAAACTCAAAAGCTCCAAACAATTCTAAATACAATGCTGCCTGTAAATCATAATTATAAGTATTTGCGGACTCGTAAAAGCTATTTATATCGCTTGTGGTTTTTAAGTCAACTACAATACCATTCAATAAAATATCAGCTTTACCTCTAAACGGAAAACCGTTGTAATTTCCTATTTCTGGTATTTCAAATTCAGCATCTTCTACCATTCCTGAAAATTCTTTGTTATTTAAAACAGAATCAGCGACTTTTTTACATCTATTTAATTCAGCTAAAGTGTAAACTGTTTGCGGTAGTTGTTCTTCAACTGCTAATTTATAAGCCTTGCTTCCTTTTGTGCTTTCAATTATTGTTAATTCTTCTATTCTGTGCGGTTCTAAGCTAAGTAAGTGGATAAGTCTACCGTCTCTAAACGGTTGAGGTTCTTTTTCTTTTGGCGGCTTGTTTATGTATTCTACGTATGCCTTAGGGCTTTCTAAAAGACTTTTACAAGTTGATGAGCTTAAAGCGTGTTTTCCTAAGTACACATAATAAAAAGAATCATCATACATTTTTTGTAGTATATCCTTTTTTTCAAACGTTTCATTATTTAGTAATTTTATCATCTTAATTTTATTGATTGTTTTATGTCTAGTTCTGCTACTTCTTTTTTAACCCAAATACGTTTTTTAAATTCGGTGGTTGCAGGTAGTGATTTAATAAACCATTTTGGCTCTATCTTATTAAGGTTAAATAAATAGATACCGTTTGGCGTACTGTTTATGTAAATTGGAATATCAAAGTTTTTGTTTGATTCTAAAATTAAAGCATCAAATTTTTTCTTTTCAAGTATTAAGGTATCATAATGTTTTCGCCTACATTTTAACTCAATTCTATTTTGTGTTTCTATATCATAGCAATCCCATCTTGAAATTGGATTTTTACTATTTACTAAACTTTTATAGTGGTTTGTATTTAACCACTCAAATAAATCCTTTTCTTTCCATTTATCCATAAGCTAATATACAAAAATATTTTAATTAAAATTCATAATCATTGTCAACAAATTCAGGCAAATTATTATCGTTTATTAAAAAGCTGAAAGGCTCAAACGGTCTATTTCTTGACCTTTTACATTCAACAGATACCCAACCTTTATTCACTCCATTTTTTTCCAACTTTATTTGAGTCTCCGCTTTTTTTTCTAAAAAACTTCCAAGGTGTCCTGTTGGTTTGTCGCTTCCGAAATTACTATGAATAATTGTAACAATATGACACTTATATAAATCAGTCCAACTCATTAGCTGTTCAACTACTTTACTACATTGTTCAAGATTATTTACATCTGTAACCAAATCAGCAATTCCATCAATAACAATTAAACCAATATTTTTGCCCTCTAGTGTGTTACTTAAAACGTGGTCAATAAAATTTATTCTATCGCTTGGATTCATATTTCTTAAAGCAAAAGTAAAATACTTTTCATCCTCTTGAATTTCATTCATTACAATTGGTCTTCTAAATACTTTTTGAGCGTGAAATCTTCCCTGCTCGGTATCAAAATGAATCATATTCCTACCCTTTCTATGACCTTTTATTATTCCAGTATATTTATTTCCATTGTTTAGGTATGCGGATGCAATTAAACTCGTGAAAAAGCTTTTACCTACTTTTGGCGGTGCTTGTACGAAGCTGAAATTTCCATAAGTTCCAATAGGTATTTGATATTCTGAACTTGTACCGTCCAAATCGTTTTCAATGTAAGAACCGCAACTAATTGCAACAGGTGGATATTTCACTTCTTCCGATACGTCTACATAAGCATCTGAATAAAGCAATTCCATTTCTAATCTTAAAACCTCTTTTTCATCATTCGTTGTCGTGTTGTTTAGCATCATCTTTGTATTTTATTATTTTTAGTTTGTAAAATTTACCTAAAATATTATCGTTTAAGAATTTATCACTTTCTAGAACCTTTTGAGTAAATTGTAATTGAGTCTCGTAATATGTCATCATTGTACGATTGTAGC